CTCGAGTACTTGTACGGGCGTTCCGTATATTGTACTGTTTTGAACATCCGCACACCCTGTGTGAGTTTGTTGTTTTGCTTGTTCAGCTTTCCGCTGCGCATTGTTTTCTCATTTGCAATGATTGCAGCTGCCGCCTTAACAGGAGCCGGCGGTGCCGTCGCCGTTCGGACAGCTCGCGTCAAAGTTGACGAATGGACGAAGGCGAGAGAATTGAAGAAGTTTGGAGAAAAAGATTTCAAGGCCGTGTCCTCCCCAACATCAATGGTCACGGCTCGTTTTGACCGCGATTCGGCGGGGCGAATGGTCCCGACAGGCTACGACCAACAGATGTCCAAAGACACTCTCGCGAGAATCACTAAGGAGCCAATTACCGTCAAGAGTTTGCCGAAAGTGACTACCAAGAAGGGGGAGTCAACCATGGACCACTCCGAGTATGAACCCTGGGTTTTGGTCAAGCCCGAAGCACTTAAGTACGAAGTGGAGCTTGGCTGGCTGCTCTCTGCCGCAGGCCAAGTCGAACCATTCGCAAGGGGGTCAATCCATGGATCGCAAGCCAAGGGAGAAGGAAATCTTCGTTTCGTTCTGACGAATTTGCATGCTTTCATCAGTTGGGAGTCAACATGTACAGAGAGTCTCTACATTCGTTCCATGTACGACGAGAATCGGACTTGGTTTTCCATCACACCAAAGTGGGTTGGCATTCCCGCATCCAAGAAAATGGCTAAGGATATGATCAACACGTGGAAGGATTTGGTGGCTTTCGAGCTCCCTCAGTCCTTTTGTGCCAAGTACAAACTTCAAAAGGCCCCTCCGTCTTTTGACAATGTCAAATTTGGTCGCCTCACGACGTTTCGATGGGAGGAAGATTCCGAAGGCAAGCCTGTTTTGATGGCGGCAGAAGGCCCCGTCTATGACGATCCCGATCAGTTCGCGGAGCTGCTTTCACCTCACAAGATATCCACCTTCTCTGGTCAATCAGGGTCAGTGATTTACAAGTGGGCTGGATCTCGACTTGTTCCCTACGGAATCCACGTGTCAGGGACCAACAACAAAGAATGCATGCCTTACAATTTGTGCATCAATTCAGCTGGCATACACAATCATCTGATTCGATATGGCCTGCTTCCCAATCCACATGACAAAATCGATGTTCCGAAAGAGGATATTGACAAGACAATTACAAAAGCCAGGAAGTCAATCGAGTTCTGCTTGCAAGAGTCGAAGAAATTCCATTCCCAGAATAGCACGATTTTCAAGAGATCCAAAAGGAGTGATGATGAAGAGCTTGCAGTGAGGTTGGCCGAAAAGGCCTTAAAGGATGAAGCGCAGGGCTTGACAACACAAAGAGAGAAGGAAGCTGTCCTTTTTGATTTCCAGCGTGCCACAAAGTTCTTTCGAACTCAATATAAGGAAGCAGATCAGTTTCTGTCCTCTCAGGAGAAGATCGAGGAACCTTCAGGCCCTTGTTCTACTTCCCAAGAATTCGACATCCCCTCCAAGCGCATTCCCAAGATCTCTGAGCAACCAGAGGACTCTGTTGACCCAAAGATCTCCGAGGCCAAGTCTGCCCAGCGCAGGAAGTGGGTGAACCGATACACTGGATCGGAACACAGTTATCCCGATGGCCCAATGGA